TATTTATTGATATATCATAATATGAAACAACAACTTAACGAAATCAAAAGAATGCAGCAGTTGGCTGGTATTTTGGAAGAATCACAGTTAAATGAAAATAAATCATTGTTTGCTGATTTTAGAGCAGAATCAGATGATAATAGTATAGAATCAAGATTTGCTAGATCTATAAGTGAGATAGTAAGAGAATATACTTACATGGACAACATAGATATACCAGGATATTTTGATGAATATGGAGATGGAGATGATGTATATGCTGGTCCTACAGAAGCATTGAACTTTTTTCAAACATTGCCTGATGAATTTACTGTTACTAATAACATAGATGGTATTGATGAATCTTTTAAGGTTATCAAAACAGGTTCAGATTCATTTATTGCTGAAGAAATATAATAATATAAACATATAGAACAGATTCATAGCCTGTTCGATTTTAATTAATAATGCAGCTGTGGCGCACCCAAAAGGTGCGCCTCTTTTTGCTTGATTATATGAAATAAAGATATTATATTTGGGGTGTTGGTCTGATGGGATCTTATATATTTATTGTCATGATAAACATATACATTTTAGAGAGAAACGGAATACCATTTTATGTAGGTAAAGCAAATGATGTAATAAGACGTAAACATAAACATTACCAAACATACGGTACTGATATTAAATTAATTGTAATAGATAAAGTTGAAGACTGGAAATATTGGGAAGAATATTGGATTGAACAGTTTAAAGCATGGGGATTTAATTTACTAAACCAAAATAAAGGAGGTGGTGGACCTGAAAGATATACTGAAGAACAAAAGCAAAAAATGAGAAAACCACGACCTGGATCTGGTGTTAAAATAAGTAAAACATTGAAACAGAGAAACCATTCAAAATATTACACTGAAGAAGTAAAGCAACGAATAAGTGAAGGAAATAAAATACCAAAACCATTCTCAGATGAACATAAACAAAATATGAGTATAGCTAAGCGTAAACAAGCTACACCTGTACTTATGTTTGATTTAAATGATAACCTAATTAGAGAATGGGAAAGTAAAGGACAAGCGGCGGAGTGGATAAAAGAACAAACAGGCAAAACAAGCAATATAACATCGCAGATTAAAGATTGCATTTTGGGAAGGCAGAAAACAGCATTTAAATTTAAATGGAAATATAAATAATATGAAGTATACTAAAAAAATTGTAATTGTAGGAAGCGGAGTAGCGGGTATTAGTGCAGCTCTAAAACTAGTAGACAACAACTATCCAGGTGAATTGATCACCATTATAGATAAGGGTAATGATCCTTATATTCGTAAACCAGAAGAAGTAATGACTGGGTTTGCAGGAGCTGGAGGATTCTCAGATGGCAAACTTACATACCACACATCAATTGGTGGCCAGCTATCAAAATATTGTGGTGAAGAAAAGGCATACGACTTGATGGATCAATCTATTGAAATGTGGAAACGCTTTCACCCCGATCCGTCTAAGATAATGTATTCTGACCCACAAGCAGAACCAGACTTCATCAAACCGTATTTTGGCTTACGTCTATTCCCTGTATATCACATAGGTACAGATTATTTACATGAAATAGGTAAAGCATGGTATCAATATTTAGTTGATAAAGGTGTTAAATTTATGTGGAATACTGAGGTAAAAAACATTTCATTTGAAAAAAATGGTGTGTTATATCAAAAAGCAACTGAAGAAACACCACGAGCAATGCAATATGATGAACTTATATTCGCAGTAGGTAAATCAGGTATTGATTTTGCTCAAAAACTATCTAACGAATATAAATTACCAACTGAACCTAAATCAGTTCAAATAGGTGTTCGATTTGAAGCACCACAAAAATATTTCCAAAAACTAATAGATGTATCTTATGACTTCAAATTATATCAGAAATTCGATAATGTTTCTTTACGTAGCTTTTGTACTAATAACAATGCCGCTTACGTGGCCGTGGAGGAGACTTATGGCGATATCACGTACAATGGCCATGCGAAAAAGGGCGAACAATTCAGAAATAATATGACTAATTTTGGTATATTAATGGAAATTAAAGGCATTGATAATCCATTTGAATGGTCAAGAAATGTAGTGAATGAATGTAATATAATTGATGGACAAACAAAAGAAAATTTAGGTGGAATATATTATTCACCAAATCAAACTAGACAACCATCAAATACTTCAGAAGGAGAAAGAGTTAAATCTCATCAAGCTCATGAACAGATATTGCCTTTAGTACGAAACGCATTTGGTGGTTATTTTGAACATATTGAAAATTTCATTGATCAAATGAATAAAGTATTCGAATTTGATGATGATTGGGGTATGTATATACCAGAAGTGAAATACCTCAGCCCAGAACCACTAGTAAATTATACTAATTTAGCATTAAATGAATACCCCAATGTACACTTTGTTGGAGATGCATTAAGTGCTCGTGGAATTACAGTGTCAGGTGCGCAAGGAATATATGTTTCTGAATATTTATTATCAAATACTAACTGATAATGACTAAACAACAATTACGCGAAGCTCTACGCAAAATAATTAAAGAAGAATTAGAAGAAAACATTGATTCTAATATATCTAATAATCTTACACCAGAAGATGAAGAGATTATAAGCCAAATAACAGGAGGAACTCTTAATGAAATTGCAATAGGCAAAGCAATAAAAAATCTAACGGTAGCTGGGTTATTAGCTCTAATGTCATTAGGTGGTGCTAAAGCTCAACAAACATCTACCTCTCCTACCCCTGTAAAATATGGCACTAAATTAGCATATTTAGGAGATGTAAGAAGAGAAATAGATCAACAAACAAAAAATTTAGCTAATAAGCATTTCGGAAGTATTGCTACAAACGTTTTACAAAATGGTTTTAAAATAAGAGGAATAACCCAAGATGGTGGTATTATATATCAAAGTGCTGAAGAAGCATACGGGAACGTAGGTTTAGTAGTACATAAAAACGGAGATATAGGATATATAGATACAAAAACAGGAAAAACAATGGGTGCTGCTGATCAACAAAATTTAAGTGATGATCAAATAGTAAGCTTTTTAGAAAATAACAGAATAAGAAGAATAAATGTAGCTCAAAGCTCAATAAAAGAAACTATACGTCGTATCATTAAACAAGAATTAAAAGAAGTCTTAACACCAGAAGAGCAACAAGAATTGCAGAAGATTGAAGATGAATTAAAATATGCTATCCAATCTCAGTCTGCTATATCGCGTTCTGAGTATGAAAGATATAAAGAGCTTTTAGATAAAAAGAAATTAAAAGAAAATATGTGGGGCCCTGAACCTGAAGTAGCTGACCCTGATGTAGATACAGACACAGAAATTACCCCAAACGAAGATGAAGATGATTTAACATTTTCACCTAGTGATTTACCAAAAGTTAATCCTAAGGCAGAGCGTGAAATGATTAAAAAAATTATAGATCGTTATAATTCTTTAACTGAAAAGAAATACAAATAATGACCAATCTATTAGAAGTAGAATACGAAAAAATATTCTCCCCTAAAACTATCGCTGCCTTAAAAGGTAAATCCGGTGAATCCTTACGTCAAATGCTTGGTAATAAGTCATTGATGCAAACAATGAGACTTACTCAAGGATTACTTGATGAAATCATTGATGCCGAAGAAGGATATCGTGATGAACTTGAAATGGTAGCAGCTCAAATGGTAACAGACGCTTACCCTATTATTGATATGCAGAATATCAGAATTGATGCTAAAATAGTAGGGATGGGAGATATGAATATTGATATGGGTGGTAATGAAGATCCTGCTCAACCTGATTTTGGTGAAGGGGACCCTGAAAAATTAAAAGCCAAACGTCGCATTATAAATGGTATCACACAAGGTGCCTCCATTAGAGGCGCCTTTGGCTTTATGCTTTTCAAAGAATATATAGACCAAATTAACCCAGCATTAGTAGAAAAATATAACGAAATACTTAAATTAGCATTTGGAATCTACGATGATGAGAATGCTATTGCTATGATGCTAAGTATGCTAGCACAAGGACAAAAATCACAAGGTGGTGAAAGTGAAATGCAATACGATGAAGAAAATGAACAATTCGTTATTAAAGCTAAAGCACTTTGTTTTCCAATGCTTGTACATGAAATTGTAAAAGGATTATATGAAATAGTAGGAACAAAAGGATTTGGTCCTGATAGAGAAAAGAATCAAGCTATAGTAGGAGCAGTAGATAAATTATCTAATGAACCTCGTGATCTACAATATGGAAAGTTTATATACGATGCTATTTCTAAGTTATATAATGAAAGCGATGTAGAAGATGCTCGTGTGCGCGAATTATTTTTTGCTAAATTATATACATTACCTGAAGCAGAATTTATTTCGTTTGTAGAAAATGCTGTTAATGATGAATTAACTTCTTCTCAAAAACAATTTGCTGTAACTCAAATGAAGAGACTAGAATCTCTTCTCAAAAAGAAAGATGCCGAAGATGCTATAAAGAGAAATAGAGGATAATCAAAATCTTCTTTATATCTTTATAACAAAAAACACATGAAAGAAATTTTCGAAACAAAAAAGCTGATCACAGCAGACAAAACAGTAGTTCATTATATTAACGTTGATGGTGTAAATAAAATGCATAATTGGGATGGAGCAGCTTTTCTTCCCCAAGGCAACAAACGCCAAGCCGAATATTATCTTTTTGGATTTAAGTATACTAAAGATCAATGGGAAGATAGAAAAAAAGATGCAAATGGAGTTCCATTTTACAAAACATCAGTTGGTAAAGCATCAGGAGCTAGAGTATAAAAATTAGAGGATCGTCAAGATCCTCTTCTTAATTTTACGTTATGAAAAAATTTACCCGCATTTACGAAGATGAAGATACTATTGAAACATGGGTTTATGATCTAGATAAATTTGATAAAGGTCCTATTAATGTTGAGATTAAGTATAAAGCAGGAGCTGAAAAACGAATCAAACAACGTGCTAAAGATAATACACAACAGAAGAAAACAGCACGTCAAATGAAAAAAATAAACAATAGAAACAAATGAAAATTGGATTAACAGGCACAATGAGTGTAGGTAAAAGTACATTAGCAAAAGCACTAGGTGAATTAGAACAATTTAAAGGATATACTGTTCAAACTGAACGTAGTAAATATCTGCGAGATATGGGTATTTCTTTAAATACAGATTCTACATTAAAAGGTCAACTTATATTCGCTGCTGAACGTAGTATTGAACTAATGCAACCTAATATTATTACTGATAGAACCATATATGATGTTTGTGCTTTTACATTAAGTGCAAAATCTATTGGTAATTATGATAAACAGCGATTTGTAGAATTACTGATGGAAATTCGCAAAGATTATGATGCAATAATATATGTTTCACCAGAAGGTATAGATATAGAAAATAATGGTGTACGTACAACAGACCCAATATATCGAGAAAAAATCGATGCTACTATTTTAGCAATGCTTAAAGAATTTCCACCTAAAAAATTGATTGCTGTAAAAGGAACAACAGAAGAGCGCATAGCTACTATTATTTCACAACTAAACTAAAACCAGTTAATATTTATGGACATAACACTACAAGAATTAAAGACAATGAAAGCCAAACAACTACGCAGACTTATTCGCGAAGCTATTAATGAAGTATTAGCTGAAATTACTAAAGTAACGTCAACTACCAATCCCGGTGAAGCGGCAGAAATAGCAAAAGCAGAAAAAGTAAAACCAGAAGACGTAAAAGCAGCTATTGATCAAGCAAGAGCATCAGGAAAATCAGTAAATGTAGCTGAAGGGGAATTAGATGAAATGGCTGCTCGCCCTAAAGGCTTTAGATTAGCTGATCCTAACTTTGATACTACCCCTTATGCAGATAAACGTATCAGTGGTGTATCAATGACTGATATTATTAATTTTTTCCGTGAAAATCCAGGAGCTGAAAAATCTCAATTACAAGCACAAGTTGGATTTGTTCGTCCTCAAATAGCAAACGCTGTAGTAAACGGTTTATTAGATGCTGGTGTATTAGTTAAATTAGGGGCTGGTGGTGAAGTTGAACCTGCAAGAGCAGCTGGTGAAGAGGAAGAAGAAACAGTAACAGGAGTTGATGCTTTCCTAGTTGGTAATGCAGATTTATCAAAATATTTCTCAGCAGCTTCTAATGACGATGAAGGAAATGAAGAAGACTTCAACGCAGAAGAAGTACCTACAGCAGGTGACATAGCTGGAAAACCAGTATCTACTTCAAGTATGTCTGATGAAGATTACGAAGCATTCATGAAATATGATGAATTAAAACAACGTTTAGATGCTACTAAATCCAACATCATAAAAATGAAACGTAGTAAAGGTGGAGTAGCAGGTGATATTAGAGATACTTCTTCTTCTGATATTGAGCGTTTACAAGCCTTGAAAAAATCACTTGAAGATAAAATTAGTGCTTTAGTAGCTGGCTCAGATTATCTAAAGAAAAAAACAGGACAAGAAGTTATTGCTCCTGAAATTGAAGATATCGAAGATGAAGAAACACTAGCAGAATATGAAGACAGAATGTATGAGATAAGAAAATTACAACAGTATGCAGGAATACGTAAATAAGTACGGTAAAACACTATTATATATAGTTGGTGGTATAGCTCTTTTATATGCTTTGATATGGATATTTACATTTAAGCCACAAATACCGCTTGAATATAAACACGCTCTTGATTCATTAAATAGAGCTAATGCTGATTTAATTGCTAAACAAAAGCAAATTGATAGTACTATATCTGTTTATAAAGGTCATATAGATAGTCTTGATTTAGCTATTAATGGTTTGGATACTAAGAAAACAGAAATCCATAACCACTACGGAGAAATGGGAAAAAAAGCATCTGAATACACCCCAACACAGGTTGATTCATTCTTTAAAGCTAGATATAATTATTAATATGAAAAAATTATTATTTATTTTATTATTGTGTCCTATCTTTACATTCTCACAAAAGAAAGACACAACTAAAACTCAACCTGATACTATTAAAGTACCAACTCACGCTGCTAAATCTATTGTAAAAGAATTAATTAGTTGTGATAGCTTAAAAGCCATACATAAAGTAACAGTAGAAGAATTAGATCTTACTAAACAAAAAGTAAATATTCAAGGAGAAATAGTAAAATCCTTAGAAACTAAAGGAACTATGTATGAACAGCGTATTGCAAATGAACAAGAAAAATTTAAGGTACAGGGACAGTGGCTTGAAGATATTAGAAAAGAAAATAAACGATTAAAGGTTAAAATAAGATTTATGCAAATTGCTGGTGCTGCTATTGGTGGTGTTTTAACATATTTATATATAACAAAATAATTAAATGATAAAACTATCAGAACTTCTTCAAGAAGAATCACCAAAACAGGCTCTAATAAGTGATATAAATAACATACCGGATCATCAAGTTATTAAAATATTACAATTACTAAATATCGAAGGTGTTATCAATAGATTACCTGATAACCAGATACCAAATTTAGCTTCTGGATTGAAGAATGTTGCCAGTCTTATTGAAAAGTATTATAAATAATTGTCCTGCTACCCTAGGACTCCTATCTAGACCATAGGTGCAAGCTCAACCCACAAGGTTGGGCTTTTTTTATATATTTATTAACAGAAATGGTTATAATACGCAAGTGTTATAACCTTTTTTATCAATCAAAATTAAAAACATATGAAAAAGTTCTTATCGAATCTATTCAGAGATGGTAATGACATCAATGAAAAATCTGTAATTGGTTTTGCATCATTTTTAATGATGGTTATTTTTGCCTGTGTAGATATTATCACAGGTTATATGGGAAAACAACTTTTAATTAACGATTTTATTTTCAATTCATTTTTGATTATGACTTTAGGTGCATTTGGTATTGCATCTGTTGACAAATTCATAAATCATAAGTATGAGAAAAAATCAGAAGATGAATCACAAAACGAAAACCTATAATAATGGCACCTAAAAAATCAACCGCAGAAACCGTAGCAGGAGCAGTAAAAGCCCCTATTAGTTTTAAAGAATTTTCTAAAGATCCTGTTAAAGGATTAATGTTTATTTGTATTATTGCTGTTGGATACCTTTATGTAGATATTAAAATGTCTAACAATGCTATTCAAGATAGACAAAATAACAAAATTGAATCTTTAGAGAATAAATTAAATACTCTTACAGATCAACTTCGCAAATCTGACAGCACATCATCAGCTTTGGCTTCTAAGATAACAGTATTACAAGAACTAGGTAAAATTAAGTAATATGAAATTAGTATATGCTTTAATATTTTTATTATTAATCAGTTGTAACTCTAATGTAGAAACAACTCAAACCGATAATTACGATGCAAAAATTGATTCAATTCTTACTCAAAGTCAAGAAAATATTACCATTGCTTCAGGAGCAAGTAGAAAAAGTGATTCAACTATTACAGGGAAAGTCGAAAAAACCGTGAAGAAGATTAAGAAAATGGAAAATGAAATTAAAGAATTAAAACAAGAAAACAATGAACTTAAGAATCAGCTTGATGATAATGATGATGATGGTAAGCCTTATCACATTAGCACAATATCCGACTACTAAGATTATCAAAGGTAAGGAAGTTGTTATAATGACTGTTCCACAAGCAAAAGCAATTGATAATAAATTTATCAAATTAAAAGATAGTATTAATTCATTAAATTTATCTTTATATAAAAAAGATGAAACTTTAAGACTAACAAATGAAAGTTTGATTGAAATAAATAATGATTTAATTAATACTCAAGAAGGTCTTAGTCAATCTCTTTTATTAAATGAAATATATTTAAAAGAAATTGAGAAGTATAAAAAAATGGAATTTGAAGATAAAAAAGTTTTAAGAAGAACAACTATAGGATTTGCAGGAGCAATAGCTTTATGGTTATTCGTTGTTATAGGATCATCTGTTAAATAGTAAAATAAAGTAAAATGAATATTGAAAAATTAAAAGGACACATTCCTGATGCTGTTATAGCACAGTTACCGGACACAATTGCAAAATTTGAATTAAACACTCCATTACGCTTAGCTCATTTCTTAGCTCAAGCAGGACATGAATCAGGTGGTTTTAAAGCTGTAAATGAAAATTTAAATTATGGAGCTAAAGGTTTATTAGGAATATTTAAAAAATATTTCCCTACTCCTGAAAAAGCAGCTTTGTATGAGCGTAAACCAGAAAAAATTGCTAACCTTGTTTATGGTAGTAGAATGGGTAATGGACCTGAAACATCAGGTGAAGGTTGGAAATTTAGAGGACGTGGCTATATTCAGCTTACAGGTAAGGATAATTATAAAGCATTTGATGCAGTAGTAGCTGAATCAATTGTAGATAATCCTGATTTGGTAGCTACTAAATATCCATTATTGTCTGCTGCTTGGTTTTTCCATAAAAATGGTTTGCATAAGATAGCTGATGGTGGTGCTACAGATGCTGTTGTAACTTCTGTTACAAAACGTGTTAATGGTGGTACTATCGGTTTACCTGATCGTATAAAACACTTTAAAGAATATTACAACTTACTTAAGTAATCTTATATAATTTATACATTGTGTTAGCCCAACGTTAGTTGGGCTTTTTTATATATTTATATATAACCAACAATGTAAATTATGGCTGATGCTAATATAAAAGAAATAATAAAACAAGAATATATAAAATGTGCTACTAACCCTGTACATTTTTTTCGCAAATATTGTTATATTACTCACCCAACAAAAGGTAGAATATTATTCCACTTATACCCATTCCAGGAGCAAGTACTGAATGATTTTAGAAACAATCGTTTCTCTATTATCAATAAATCTCGTCAGTTAGGTATCTCTACTTTGGTTGCTGGTTTCTCTTTATGGACAATGTTATTTAACAAAGACAAAACAGTACTTTGTATAGCAACAAAACAAGAAACAGCAAAAGGTATGGTTGAAAAAGTACAGTTCATGTACAATAACTTACCTGCGTGGCTTCGTGGTAATCAAAAACCAATATCAGATAATAAACTATCACTCAAATTAGCCAATAATTCTCAAATTGTAGCTACATCAGCCGCATCCGATGCAGGTCGATCCTACGCCGTATCTTTATTACTAATAGATGAGGCTGCGTTTATTGAGGGTATTGATAAAATATACACTAGTATTAAACCAACAATTGCTACTGGTGGAGGTATTATAGCATTATCTTCTCCTAATGGTATTGGAAACTGGTTTCATAAGATGTATACTGAGGCTCAAATTGGTAAAAATGATTTCTTTCCAATAGAATTAAAATGGAATCTTCATCCTGATAGAGATGAACAATGGGAAACAACTGAACGAGCTAATATGTCACCACGTGAGTTTGCTCAAG